AACATTTATACTTTTATTATCATAAACAGCATTAGTAAAACCATACCCTAAAGCACCACCCGTCACCTCAAGCTGAAACGACTGCACATCACCTGCATTACTGATGGTGTACGTTGTGTTAGCTGTCAGTGTGTCATTGAAGTAGTTGCCTGTGTCTAGGTCTATTTGATCAGCAATATAACCTGTAGTATACTGATAAACAGTGTTATTGGTATCTCCTGTGACATACATCTTAGTACCATCAGCACTAAAGGTAAGGCCATTTACATTGGTGTCCTGACTTACAACGGAAAAAGATACGTCATCATGTGATGCTGTGCTTAAATCCCATGCAGTACTTAGAGTAAAACTATAAACTTCTTCGTCTACATTAACAGCATCGTTTTGAAGTATAAACAGTTTAGTCCCATCACTATTAAACTCTATACCTGTCGGCCCTGAATACGTGTAATAACTAGAAACATCTAAAGAAACACTATCGTAAGAAAGGCTGCTAATATCCCAAGCTGTACTCATAGAATACTGATATATTGTATCTGAGCTAGTACCTGATAAAAACAGTTTTGTCCCATCAGATTTAATATAAAACTGATAAGGTAGACTATCTTGAGAAGATACACTAAAGCTAGTACTATCATAGCTTGCAGTGCTTAAATCCCACGCAGTACTTAGGCTGTATTGATATATATTATCCCCTGAAACACCTGAAATATACATTTTAGTTCCGTCAGGCTTAAAAAACAAACCTCTAGGATTAGTCTCTTCTGACCCTACACTAAAACTAACACTATCATAAGATGCTGTTGAAACATCCCAAGCTGTGCTTAAAGAGTACTGATAAACCGAATCACCCGAACTATCACCCATGATAAACATTCTTGTTCCATCAGACTTAAAGAAGACCTTACCTGGCTGTGTGCTTTCTGTAACAGAAAAACTTTTGTTATCATAACTTGCAGTAGATATGCCATAAGAATTAATAGCAACATCTGCATTAATCGTACCCAGTGTAGTCTTAGTGCTACCACCTACCTCTACAGCATTCTTTACTACAAAGTCTTTATCGTTAGCCATTACTTAGCTCCATCTATTGCTTGGACTGCTTGGTATGTACTACCACCGTCACGAGTGCTGAATGTGATTACGTCTGTGTCACCTATGGCGGGTGACGTAGGTGCTGTACCTGCTGGCCATTCTATTGCTGTGTCGTAGGTGATGGTGGCTGGTGTGGCAGTAGAGTATTGGTAAACAGCATTAGTCAAACCACCAATGTACATCTTTGTACCATCATCTTTAAAAACTATTGCAGATGGATTTATTTCTTGAGTTGCTACAGAAAAACTTATGCCAGTGTAACTTGCAGTACTAACATCCCAAGCAGTACTTAAAGAATACTTGTATGCAGTGTCATTAGCATAACCAACTACATACAACTCTGACCCATCTGGTTTGAATGTCATACCTTGAACCTGATTTTCTTGCGAAGAAAAACTAAAAGTTTTGCTTGCGTAGGATGCTGTAGACAAATCCCATGAAGTACTTAAAGTGTACTGGTAAACATTATCATTTGCATTCCCTAATACATACATGGCACTACCATCTGACTTAAATGTTAAGGCTGTTGGGGTTCCATCTTGGGTACTGACACTAAAACTCGCACTTGCTGAAGCAGATATTGTAGCCAAGTCCCATGCAGTGCTTAAAGTGTACTCATAGACAGTATCAGTAGAATAACCAACAATATAAACTTTAGTGCCGTCAGACTTAAATGCTAATCCTGCTGGAGTGGAGTCTGCAAGGCCGCTTGTTTTCTTCTCGTAAGAAGCTGTGCTAATGTCCCAAGCTGTACTCAGAGAATATTGATTTATGTCATCTCCAACAACGCCTATTATATACATTTTAGTGCCGTCTGTTTTAAACTCAACAGCTTGTAAAAGGGTCTCTTCTGAAGACACATCAAAGCTAACACTGTCGTAAACAGCATTACTCAAGTCATACCCACCATACCCCGCTTGATCCAACAACAACGTAGCCTGACTAACAGTACCACTATCAGCAGGGTTGCTTAGGTTAATCTGAATGTCAGACGTTGGTGTTACCTCAAAGACTGAACCAGTGGATAGGTCTAGTGTGGCTGTGGTTTGTACTGTGGAGTATTGAAGCACTGCATCAGAGCCTGTGCCTACAAGATACATCTTAGTGCCATCGTCTTTAAAAGCAAAGCCTGTCGGAGATGTTTCCTCACTCGTTGTTGTTAAACTTTGGTTTGAGTAAGAAGCACTTGTAATATCCCAAGCTGTACTTAGTGCGTACTCATAGACTGCATCTGCTATATCAACAATAAACATTTTATAACCGTCAGAGCTAAAGTCTATTGAATAGGGATTAGTGGATTGACTAGACACATCAAAACTAACACTATCGTAACTTGCAGTAGATATATCCCATGCTGTAGCCAGTGTATACTTATAAACAGAGTCATTACCATAAGCTACAACAAATAAAGTTAGTCCGTCATTTTTGATATAAAGCCCCGATGCTCCTGTACTTTGTGTTGTAGTGTCTACCGACTTGCTATCGCTTGTAGCAGTAGATAAGTCCCATGCAGTAGATAATCCGTATTGAGTTATGACATCACTATTTGCTTCTAGTACATACATCTTTGTACCGTCAGACTTAAAAAATAAAGATATGGGAAAGGAACCTAAGCCAGAAACACTGAGGTTTGTAGCGTGTGACGCTGTAGACAAATCCCATGCAGTAGATAGTGAATACTCATTCACCTCATCGTCCGTACTGCCTACAGTATAAAACTTAGTTCCATCAGTTTTAAAATATATATCTCTGACAGCAGGTTGTGTTGAAGCCACACTAAAGCTAACACTATCATAACTAGCATTAGCCAGACTATACCCCTCACTCCCAGACGTAACAGTACCCAAGCCCTCGTGATATGCTGTGGGCTGGATACCGTTCTTTACTTTAAAGTCTTTATTGTTTGCCATGCTTCACCTTCCACTTGGCTTTATGTCAATCTACTCTATCAAGGTAGCAATCGCCGTATGATCTGTTGAGGTTGCGCTTGCCGCTGTAACAAGCAAACGAAAGTTATCTCCGCTGATGTCTACGTCATATGTAGCAAGCTGCGTGTCTGTATTTACTTCACCAAACTGGGTGGAAACCGCCGTTGTACCGTCATGAGTCACTAACAACTTTGCAATCGTGCGATCTGTTCCATCATCCGCAACGACCACAATCTCTGCCGCCACGTATGTAGCCTTAGCATATGTAGCCAATGTAGTTTCTGTCGTACTGGTAGTCGTAACAGTCTGAGTGTCTCCACCGCCGCCACCAATCGCGCCCCATTCGCCGTCGGCATAGCCCTCAAAGGCGTTGTCATCGGTGTTGTAACGAAGCATCCCATTAGAAGGGGAGCCAGAACGCTGCGCAGTTGTACCCGCAGGGAGATCAACTTGGCCTGTGCCTGAGAACAACAAGTCCCCTGACATTGTGTCGCCAGATTTGTTCAAAACATCTGTCGCTGCAACCGTAACGTAGACAATGGCAGAACCGCTAAGGTTAAGCGCAGCGTCAGAGTTGGAACTCTCTTCTACCGAACGACTCATCGTCGTACCCGAAGCCGTATACGTGCCCGTCCCGATCTCGAAGTCTGTGCCGTCTTCGATCACATAACGGACTGTCTGACCATCGGTGATGCCTGCATCCGCAAAGGATTGGAACCCTGAAGAGGCACTTCCCAGAGTTATTGTTCCAGTCCCTGTTGTGCTCGTTGACATACGAGCACGGTTAACAAACGTCACCATGTCTTAGCCCCTTATGCGATACGGATGATTGCCGAAGAGCTATCCGCAGTTGGGAATACAATCTGGAAGTCACCAGATGTAGAAGATTTGTCTGAGCCGAAATCCAACACAACAACGGAAGGATCACCTGTCGCAGTGTCGTTATAGATCAACGCACCACGCGCTGTGATTGTCGCAGACGTAAACGTTAGGTCAGCAAAGTCAGTAAACGCTGTTGTACCTGACGTTGTTGGAGTTACGTTTGTTAACGATCCACCACCCGCAGTGTATGTACCAGAGTTGCTCACTTCGTTTGTAGCTGTGTAAGCAGTTGTCGCCGCAGTAAATGACGCGTTGTTGTCATACAATGCCAGCTTAAATGTATCACCAGTCGAAGCGGTGAAGTTGTGTGTACCAGTAAGCAATTGTTGCTTAAAAGAGGTACACATGAAGTTTCCTGTGAAAGCCATTTTACAGTCTCCTTATAAGTTCTGCCAGTTCAGGGTGCCCTGCATCTTTGAGAGCATTATACACAGTCGTCCTATCGCTGTGAATAGCCTGTCGCATGTAGTATGCAACGAGCTTCTCTACGTGCTTTGAAAAAGCACGAGCTTGGTCCCTTATACCCGGATGGGCACTGTCGGAAACCGAAATAATTTTAGATACGCACTGCTCCGCCAACTCGTCCGGTGTGAACCCACGATTCTCTGTGGTTCTTACTCCAACAATCGGTTCATCTTGTGGTACATCTACTTTGAACTCAAACATTACTGTTTCTTCCTAATGACCTTGCCAGTACGATACTCGTCTGTTGTTTCCTTGGCTTCTCCCAAAGCCTTCAGACCCGCAAGAGATTCCTGATATCGTTTGTCGTAATAGGACATCAAGTCCTGTTCACCCTTCATGAAAATGTACGCTTCAATCAACGAACCGTAAAGCATCGTTAACTCTGCATTTTCACTCAACCAAGTTGTGCCGTCATCAGCCCCCGCCGTCAAACTCTGTGGACGGTAAAAGTAATGAAGCTCGGCTGTATACGCAGCATCCGGGGTCGGAGATAACATGAAGTTTGTTTTGTCAAAGATCGCATAGTATCGAGGAGTTCCTGTCGTCGTGTCGTCAGGTGTGTACTCCTGCAAAAAGCTAGGATCCTTGAAATCCAAAAAGAACTTGTCTCCGTCTGTGCCTTCTAGGCTCAACGAAAACGTGGATAGGTAATCCGAAGGTAGTGCCAGATATTTAGATGAAGCCGTCGTTAAAGCCGTCGCATTCTTCCGAAACAAAGAAAGCTGAACATTCTTCAGAATTCGTTCCTCCGCCATGCGGATAAACAACGGAATACTGTTCACGAAGCTCGTCTCCGTGTACTCTGTATAATCCTGTACAGCCTGTTTAAGCTGCGCGTAAGTAAAGCTCATGACGTACTCACCGTTACTGTTCCTACCTGTCCTACCATACGTGGAACAGATAAGTTAGGGTTTTCTACCAACGGCACACCGACATAAGCCTGAACCGTTTCTTTTTTATCAGGACGTGGTTCTCTCAACGCTTGAGGATCCGGAGCAGCCTTGGGAGCGTACAACTGTGGATGCTTTGGCTCGTACTCGTCTGGACCAACCTTCGCACCCGTCCACTCTGTCTTCATCTCACGAAGACGGTAACGACGACCAGACCGATCCGAAATACCCCAAGCATGTTTTCCACTAGCGTATGCCATTATGCTCTTAGATACCTTCCGCTAGGCTGCAACTTCAGAGAAACTCGCGCTTCATCTTCCTCTGCCGCACGTTGAAACTCTTCCTCGTACACCGACTTCAATAGTTGAATACGCTCAGGTGCACGTTTCATGGCGAGATAATATGCAAGACCAGCAACCATGCATGGATAGAAACGAAAAGGCATATCGGTAGTGTTGACAAGCGCATCGGCGTCCTGGATTCGTTGAACATAGTAGTACACGAGTTGATCCGTGGAGTTCTCAGGTACTGCCCACAAGTTAATCACAGGATCTATCTGCCGGTCAAAGTAAAACTGACTGGGACGTCCTTGCGTGGTTTTGTTCGGCAACGTTGCATACTCACCACGGCTGATACGCTCAACATCGTAATCTGTGCCGCTTCGACGAAGAGTGACTTCTAAAATATCAACCACATCATCCGTCAGCGTCTGCTGACCCTGACCCGCCGTCAACGTAATCGTGCCCTGCTTTACTGTCCAAAGATTAAGACCACGGTTTGCCCAGTCCGCAAACATCAGGTTCAATGACCGACGCGCTGTTCGAGCATCGTAGCCCGTGCGAACTTCGAGGCCACAGCGTTCGTACGCTTCCTCGATGATCTCACCTACGTCTAAGTTAAAGTCTCTTGAACCTGAAGTTGTCATTACATTTCGCCTTTAAAGGATCCACCGCGACCAGCCATTACGCACCCACCATTAGCAAAACCAACTTTGCCACCGCGCATCATGCCTTTGACCTTACCGCCGCGCATCATCTTAACTGGTCCGCCACGCATCATGCCTTTGACACCGCGACCTTTCAAAACGTCTGCTTGTGTGACTTTTCCGTCTCCAGTCAAGTCTGGGAATTTTTTACCTGGCATATCACATACTCCTGTTTCTACGGCCTAAGATAAGTCTTTCATACTCTTGAGGGTCATAGTTTGTATAGTACCCTAGTTTCTCCAACTTTGCAGCAGCATTCTCTAGCTCACTCCAACGCTGCACAAAAACGATTGCTTCATCCCCCAAGTAACACAAAAGCCAAATGTCTTCTTCCATCTCAGCGAGAGCTTCGTTTAATTTCATACAGCCTGCTTCAAGCTGTTCGTATGACCCCTCAAAAAAGTGATCCCAAATAAGGTTCACCTTGAAATCAAGTTCGTCAAACGATCTACAAACCCTTACGACATCCGCCCATAGGTCTTCCGTAAAGATCATATTGACTTCTCCCGCCTCAATGGCAGGCAACGCAAACGGACAGGCAGCAACCCCGTTGTTGTACTCTGTTGGTTTTGCCAACTCTTCTGCCCAAGCGCGTATCAAAAGACCCTCACCAAGCCACCATTGGCTTTCCAGTTAATACGCTTAGAAGATTTTTTCTTCTTCGCCGCAGATGTACACTGTGCCATAGTAGGGCGACAGGCCGGATAACTCTTACGCTTCTCACCCTTCTGACGACCACAAGGCTTGCCAGTCTTACAATCAACCCAACCCTTCCCGTCATTCTGGGAGAACCATTCACGTAATGAGTTCTTCTTCTTTGCCATTAGTACGTCCTCGTACTCTTGCGACGGTTCTCTGAAACACACCCGCAGCCCGAAGCGATAATGCCACCGTTCTTGTAGCGGTTACGAGCCTTACGTTTGGGGTTATCAAACGATGTAATCAATCCACCGTCCGCTTTGTTGTTAGTAGAGTTTCCCCAGTTCTCGACGCCCACCTTGCGGCACTTGGCTACCGCTCCGCTTGCGTACGCGCTGGGCCACACCTTGTATCGGCTTTTGACTTTCTTGGCGCAAGCGTCCAGTGGCTTTTTCTTTGACATCTCTACTCCCCTTGGATGGAGGCTTGGTGACTTGGAATCGCATTGAACTCCGATTTATACCCATCGTACTTTGCACTCCGTACTAAAAAATCCTGCCACATCGGCCTGATCATGTTGTAATTTTCTTCAACCTTGTATGTCACAACCGCCATATTTGCGTTCATGTCGTACAAAGTCAAAGCACCCCAACTCAAAATACCCAAGCCTAATGTGCCAATAGCATATGTAAAAATCTCAGAGGGTTTCATCGCATCACCACTGTTTACAGGACCAGTATTTGGCCTTTAGTTTATCTAACGTACCTTTGTCACAACCGTGCCGCGCACGGAAAGACTTACGACGTTCAGGGTTTGACTTCTTAATAGTCATATTAGCGTCCCCGAATCTGACGATCTTTTCTTTTCCCTTATCACATGCCTTTACAACAAACTTCTTACCGCCAGACTTCTGACGCTTGGGCTTGTTGCATTTCATCTTGGACTTGTCGATCTTAGGCATCACAAGCTCCCCTGTTCTTGTATCAGTATAATATCGAACGCAGCCGTAGCACGGGAGTTGTTCGTGCGAACATTTGCTCGGATGTCTATGTCAGATTTTGCAGGGATACGTTGAGGAATGGTAAATGCGTAGTGATATTCAGAAGACGCTACCTCAAACGTATGACCGATTCGGAAGGCTGTCTCGCCAGCATAACGAACAAACATATCTCCAGTGGCATCACCACCAGACTCAATCGTCATAACGCCTTGAGTTAAATATCCAGTATATCCAGCAGGAACAGTGTAAACCGCCATAAGCGTCTGGCCCTTACCCGCCGTAATTCGGGCAACCGTGGTCGCACCCTTCTTAATATTTATGTTACCCACGTTCGTTGCCGAGCCGTTGTGCATATACGCTCGATACACACGAATAAAGGACTGCGTCGTGGCGTTCCCCGTCGCAGCCGTGAGCGTTACATTTTCCGTAATTTCTTCATAGTTGGAATCTAATCCAACAACGGTGATTGTCTTACCTGCGTCACTCTCACTCGCACGATCTACCGTTAGTGTCCCTGCTGTAGCAAAAGCAGACCAAGGATATAGTGTGTCATCAACATCCCAAATTGTTCCTGTAGTGCCATTAGACATCTCAGGGACCGCGCCAAATTTATGCACGGAAGAGTGACCAGGGATTTGACCCCTAGCCACCTGAAGCTCAAACGGCTCCGATGTTCCGACCTGTGTAATGGAACGGATATCGTATGCCATACAATCCTCCTACGAAAGGATGATCGTGAGTTCGTTACTCGTACCCGTAAACGCATCAACGAAAACACCACTGCTTGCAATGATGCCATCGTCAGGGATGTTCATGACATGATGCCCCGTTGGGAACTTCTGTGTCAAAATAACATCTCCGTTGGTGTCGCCGTTTTTCAACGTGAACGCACCAGCAGCAGCCGCATAAATTACGACCTGACGCAAACGAGAACGAGATGGACCGACAACCGCAGCCGTCGTT